ATAGGCGTTTATTATTGTTTATGATAACAAAATGAACAAGTTTATGTCCTCCACATTCGGCGGTACCCAAATCCCCCATTAATTCGTTTTTCCTGATTTTTTTTTCTTTAGTGATAGTATAAATATAAAATGGGTGGTGGACTAATGCAACTCGTTGCCTATGGCGCACAAGACGTTTACCTCACTGGTAACCCTCAGATCACTTTCTGGAAAGTCACATACAGACGTTACACCAACTTTTCCATCGAGTCTATCGAACAGACTTTCAACGGCCAGGCCGATTTCGGTCGCCGCGTGCAGTGCACTATTAGCCGCAACGGCGATCTTGCTTACCGCACCTACCTTCAGGTAACCATCCCTGAGATCAACCAGCAGATGGGAAAATCAAGCAGCCCTGTGTTTGCTCGTTGGCTCGATTTCCCCGGCGAGCAGCTCATCGCCCAGGTTGAGGTCGAGATTGGTGGTCAGCGCATCGATCGCCAGTATGGTGACTGGATGCACATTTGGAACCAGCTCACATTGACTTCCGAGCAGCAGAAGGGTTACTTCAAGATGATTGGTCACACAACCCAGCTCGTCTTCATAACCGATCCCTCCTTCGCTGATGTTGATGGTCCTTGCAACTCTGTTGCTCCCCGCAGTGTTTGCACTCCCCGTAACGCTCTTCCTGAGAGCACCCTCTACATTCCTTTACAGTTTTGGTTCTGCACCAATCCTGGCCTCGCACTCCCCTTAATCGCCTTGAAATCTGTAGGGCGGAAAAGTATCCAACCTAAAACATCTGAGCTCTGTTTTAGGAAAAATTTGTTGTGGTCTCAGGGTGATTTTGAAACAAATCACAATACACAGATGCTAGTTGCCTGTTTCTGACTGAATACCGTCAGAAAAGGTAGCAACATAACCAAATTGCGGGAAACTCTTAAAGACGAAACAAATAATTTTGTATTAAATATACTTAAATACAGTGCAATAAGTGGTAATTATATGAAAAGGTGTTGTTGTTGTAAAGAAGAAAAATCAAGTTCATTATTTGGAAAATTATCATCATCCAAAGATGGTTTAAGATATGATTGTTCTGATTGTAGAAAAGAATATAAAATATCTATCAAAGAACATGTAAAACAAAAAAATAAATCTTACTATTTTGATAATAAAGAAAACTTGATAAAAAAAATAAAATATATCGTGAATTAAATTCTGAACAAATAAAACAACAAAAAAAAGAATATAGAAATCGTGAAGACATCAAGAAGCATATTCAAGAAAAGAATAAAGAATATTTACCAATCAGAAAAATAAAAATAAAAGAATTAAGATTATCCAACTTAAATTTTAAAATATCAGAAATACTTAAAAGTAAAATCCACAAATTTTTAAGAAATCAAAAAACAAGCTATGAAAATATTATAGGATGTGATTTGACCTTTTTTAAAAGGTGGATTGAATTTAGGTTTGATGAAAAAATGAGTTGGGATAATCTTGGAACTTACTGGCAAATAGACCATATATTACCAATAAGCTCTTTTATTTTTTCTAATGAGATTGATAAAAAAATATGTTTTCACTGGACTAATTTACAACCACTTTCTTCATATGAAAATAGAGAAAAAAGTAATAAATTAATGTTACACCACTATTTTAACAACATTGTAAACGTAAATCGTTTTAATTCTGTATATACAAATTATTCAGGGTACCAAACTGTACGCGAAAGCATACAGTGGCTTAGAATAAAACTAAGGTATGGTAAAAATCCCTCGTATGATGATGATTTTAAAATTTCATCTGAAATAGACAATCCGCAGCCAAGCTTCTAACTCCACTATGATAAGGATATGAAGAAGGTTCAACGACTAAATGGTTATGGGTCTGAGTATTTTAATCAAATACGATGACGATCTAAGATATAGTCTAGTCCCTGGCTATGTTCTCATAAGTAATAGTTAATCGATATGAGAATGCCAATAAATACTCCGAAAGGAGGGGTAAACGTGGTTTCGTACAGTACCACGAAGTTAAGATTAACCTTGATATTCGCCCCATTGATGAGGTCTTGTGGGCCGTCACAACCCTTGATACAACATCTTCTGCTCCTCAGCCTGCCACCATCGCCTACAACCAGTCCCTTGTTGCTGCTTCTCTCTACGTCGACTACGTCTTCCTCGACACAGACGAGCGCCGTCGTATGGCCCAAAACCCCCACGAGTATTTGATTACTCAGTTGCAGTTCACTGGTGACGAGTCTGTTGGTTCCTCCTCCAATAAGATCAAGCTCAACTTCAACCACCCCGTGAAGGAGCTCATCTGGGTCGTCCAGCCCGATCAGAACGTTGACTACTGCTCTTCCCTCAACAGTGGTGCTCTCCTCTACGCTGCTATGGGCGCTCAGCCCTTCAACTACACAGATTCCGTTGATGCCCTTCCCAACGCTTACCATGCTTTTGGTGGATTACAGGAATTAACACATAGCGCTTCTAATAACACAAACTATGGGTTCATCGACGCAAGTGGTCTATTTGAAACCTCTGCTGCATTAGGTGCTAATGGTACGATGTCATGGAGTGATACTCAGTGGAATTACCCCAACAGTCTACCACACCCAGGTGATTACAACTCTGGTGTCTCCGACGCCGGCACATTTGTCCTCGCCGAGACTTCCCTCGACATGCACTGCTGGGGCCAGAACCCCGTCGTCACCGCTAAGCTCCAGCTTAACGGCCAGGACCGCTTCTCTGAGCGTGAGGGCACCTACTTCTCTTGGGTCCAGCCTTACCAGTCCCACACCCGCACACCTGACGAGGGTATCAATGTATACTCCTTTGCTCTTCGCCCCGAAGAGCATCAGCCCTCAGGAACGTGCAACTTCTCTCGCATTGACAATGCCACCTTACAGCTTGTGCTCTCGAACGCTACCGTTCAGGGAACAAATACTGCCAAGGTCCGCGTCTATGCCACCAACTACAACGTTCTCCGCATAATGAGCGGCATGGGCGGGTTGGCTTACTCAAATTAAGCGAATATGTTATCACATATAGTCTTGTACTTTTTAATATATTTTAATAATTAAATTAATGCTTTTTAATTATTAAAGCAAAACACAATATAAAGATATATGATGAATAGTATTTATAATATAGTATAGTAAAATGAGCGTAGATATCGTAAATCTTATAGAGTGTAATCCAATTACCAAGTTGAATGGCAATTATCAATCAAAATTGGTTGAAAAAGTACAAAAAACGTTTAATAATTATGAACAACAAATGTTTCTTGCAAGTTTTTATTGTTATTTGAAACATGATAGCAAAAATGATTTCGTTATTGACTTGGATAATGTATGGCAGTGGTTGGGATTCGGACAAAAGGTTAGAGCAAAAGAACTTTTAGAAAAATTTTTTTCTATTAATAAAGACTATAAAGTTTTGCTTTCTTTTGAAGGAAAGCAAACAATTATAAATGTTGCTTTGCAAGCAGGCAAAGCAAAAAAGGACACAAGAGGAGGTCACAATAAAGAAACATTTATGTTAAATGTCGAAACCTTTAAAAAATTTTGTTTAAAGGCCGGAACAAAAAAGGCCGATGAAATTCATGATTATTTCATTAAATTAGAAAAAATTTTTCAAGAAGTTTTATTGGAAGAAAGTGAAGAATTAAAAAAACAGTTGATGGAATTTGAAGACAAAAAAAATATAGAATATGAAGAAAAATTACAAAAACAAAAAATATTAGAAAGAGAAAAAATATTACTGAAAGAATATGCTACGGCCGGTGCAATTTTTTATGTTGCAAAAGTAAAATCGTATGAGAACGGTAGCTATATTATTAAAATTGGAGAGAGTAGAATAGGCGTTAAAGAAAGATATAAAGAACATAAATACCGATACGGCGAGTGTCTATTGTTGGACTGTTTTTCAGTTAAGAAAAGTAAGGATTTTGAAAGTTTCATAAAAGACCATGACTTAATTAGAGGAAGTAATGTAACAGATTTACCAGGACATGAAAATGAGAATGAATTATTTCTTATTGGTAAAAATCTATCTTATAAAACACTCTTGAA